GTTGACACTTTATTTGTAAATGACCAACAAGTTACTTTATCAGGTGCATTAACCGATGGAACACAAAGAACAGTAGCGAGTTCTGACACTAATTTTTATGACACTACAAATTCAAGTAGCTTAATTACAATAGAAGCACATTTAGGAACAGACACACAAACAGCATCATCTTTATTAGATGAATTGCAGTCATGGACTACAGACCACAGATTAAGGGGATTAGCGTATTTAGCACTAAAATTTGAATGGAACGCTGATAAATTTGGTTCATTGCCTAATATACAAGCCATAATAAAAGGGAAAAAGGTTTACAACCCTAATTTAGACACAACTGTAACTGGTGGGAGTGGTAGTCATAGAAAAGATACAAGTTCGACTTGGGCGTATTCCGATAATCCAATATTACAAATGCTAGACTATCTCAGAAACGATAGATTTGGCATGGGTATCACTAACAGCTATTTTGATAGTAATTTTGCCGATTGGCAGACAGCAAGTGATGTTTGTGATACGAATATAACCCCTTTTAGTGGTGCAAGTCAGATAGACTTAATGGATAGTCACATGGTTGTTGATACATCAAAGAAAGCCATTGATAACGTAAAGGAATTTGTAAAAGGTTCACGCTCTTATCTTAATTTCTCTGGTGGTAAATATAACATNTTAGTCGAAACCACAGGCACAGCGTCTATTAGCCTAACCGAAGATAATATTATTGGTGGTATTCAAATCACAAGTAAAAACAAGAACTCACGTTATAACAGAGTAATTGTGAACTTTATAAACCCAGATAAAAATTATCAAGCCGACTCAGCACAATTTCCTCCAGTAGATGAAACAGGTTTAGCTACAGCCGATACATTCGATGCTATGAAAGCCGATGATGGGGAAATATTATTAGAAGGGCGGTTTGACTTCCCTATGTTTACTAATGTTCATCAAGCACANGAAATGGCAGAAATAATACTAAGACGCTCAAGAACAAGCTTGGATGTTTCTCTAAAAGCNGATGCAACAGCCTTAGATTTATCNATAGGTGATTTGGTCAATATAACCCATGCAACCCCTGCTTTTTCTGCAAAAGCCTTTAGAGTACAAGGTTTAAGCATAAATACAGACCATACGATAAGCCTACAATGTTCAGAGCATCAAGATAGCTTTTATGCGTTCGGCACACAACAAGCATTGCCAACAATACCCGATACCACACTCCCCAACCCTTTCTTTGTTCAAGCACCAACTATTTCGGTAACAGATGAACTAAGATCAAGGAACGAAGAAGCTATTTCTGTTTTACTAGTCAATGTAACAGCTACCGATTCATTTATTACCGATTTTGAAGTACAAGCTAAAAAGTCAACAGACTCAGTTTTTATAAATTTAGGTCGCGGAAGTTCATCACAGTTTGAATTAGTAAATGTAGAAGATAACGTAATTTATGATGTTCGGGCAAGGTCGGTTAGTTCAATAAGTCGGTCAGTATTTGTAAGCACCACACATCAAGTAGTTGGTAAAACAGCACCGCCATCCGATGTAACTAATTTTAGTGTGAATATAATAGGCACAGAAGCACATTTAGGATGGACACCCGTGACGGATTTGGATTTATCTCACTACAGAATAAGACACGCAAAAGAAACAAGTGGTGCAACATACGCCAATTCAATAGACATAGCGGACAAGGTTTCAAGACCTGCTAATACAGTTATAGTACCGGCAATGACAGGAACATATTTTATAAAAGCAGTGGATAAAGTCGGCAACAGTTCCGAAAATGCGGTTTCTACAGTGGCTATAATAGAAAGCATAAAGGGGTTGAATGCTGTTGCAACTTCTACACAAAATCCTAGTTTTACAGGGACAAAAACAAATATGGTTGTTGTTGATAATAAACTTCAGCTAGGAACAGCAAACCTTTTTGACAGCGTGGCAGGTAATTTTGATGACGCAGGTGGTTTGTTTGATGGTGGTGTAGGAAATGTTGCAAGTTCGGGGAGTTATGAATTTGATACTCATATTGATTTAGGTGCTGTATACACAAGCAGGGTTACAGCAAATATAAATGTTGCACGGACAAGTTTCGTTAATTCGTTTGATGATGCTAGTGGCAATTTTGATGATCGCTCAGGTTTATTTGATGGGGATGCACAAGAGTTTGATGATACAAACACAGAATTACTAGTAGCAACAACAGAAGGTGACCCAAGCGGTTCGCCCACATACACAGATTTTAGAAANTTTTTTGTTGGGGATTACAAAGCACGAGCATTCAAATTTAAGCTACAAATGACAAGTGGAAAAGGTACAGCTACACAACAAGTTTCAGCATTATCGGTTACTGTGGATATGCCCGATAGAGTAGTAGCCGAAGCCGATGTGGTCAGTGGTACAAGTNCAAGTGGAAAAGCAATNACATTTAGTCCTGCATTTAAAGCACTTGGAGGTGTAGGAATTTCAGCACAGAACTTGGCGAGTGGAGATTTCTATGCTATAACGAATAAAAGTGCAACAGGTTTTACAATAGAATTTTTTAACAGTTCCAGTGCAACAGTCAGCAGAACTTTTGATTATGTTGCGAGAGGATTTGGGGAAATAGCAAGTTAGGAGTTAAAATGTCNCAAAATGATTTAACAATAGCCAATCAAGGGTTTGCATCTTTTAGATCGGATTTAAACTCAGCGTTACAAGCATTAGGGTCAACAAACTCAGGTACTTCAGCACCCTCAACNACATTTGCTAATCAGTTATTTTANGACACAACAAACAATATTCTTAAAATAAGAAATGAAGATAACGACGCTTTTATTTCTCTTTTTACTCTAGACCAATCTAATGACAATATTGAGTCTCTCACCATCAACGGAGCATTAAGTGCTGAATCACTTGATTTAAATGGTGGTGAATTAATTCTTGATGCGGATAATGATACATCCATCACGGCAGATACTGATGATCAAATTGATTTTAAAGTAGGTGGTACGGACACAGTCAAAGTAACTGGTACACAGACAGACATAAAGGTCAGTGCATCAAGGGAACTAAACATACTGAAAGACAGTGGGGATGATGCCTTAGTGCTACAATCGTCAGCACCAGATGCAAGTAACAACCTTAGACAAATAGAATTAGCAGGTAATATTGCTACTTTTTCAACAGGTGCAAGTTCAGGAACAAGTGCTACAGAACGCATGAGGATTGATAGCAGTGGGTTAGTTTTGATAGGGCATACAAGCACCTCAACATCGGAGAATGTAATTGTTTTAAACTCAGATGCAGGAAGCACTGGTCACAATATACAACTAAATAGAGGTAGCACTGACACTAAAAATCAGATTGCTTTCTCTAATCCAAATGGTCAAGTAGGAACAATACAAACCTCAGGAAGTTCAACATCATACAACACATCTTCTGATTATAGATTAAAAGAAAACGTAGTTACAGACTGGGATGCAACTACGAGACTTAAACAACTAAAACCATCACGCTTNAATTTCAAATCAAACAAAGACATAACAGTAGACGGCTTTTTAGCACATGAAGTTAGTGGCATTATTCCTGAAGCCATAACTGGTGAGAAAGATGAAACACAAGATTTAGGCACTATTAAAGATAAAGATGGTAATGTTATTAGTGAAAATGTTTTAGAAACACAAACTAAAAAAGATGATGGGCAAACTTGGACAAAAACAAAAACAGAAAATGTGTATCAAGGTATAGACCAAAGTAAACTTGTGCCACTTCTCGTAAAAACAATACAAGAGTTAGAAGCTAGAATAGCTACATTGGAGTCTAAGTAATGGCATTGGAGCAGTTAAAATGAGCAATGTGATAAATATAGATGGNAAAGAATACCCTATAGACAATCTTAAAAATGACCAAAAAGTATTAATAGATCAAATTACTCTATGCCAAAATAAAATAAATGAACTAAGTGCATTGGTTAGACAAATAGATATTTTTCAAATAGCAAAAAAAGATTATGTGCAGAAACTTTCTACATCTTTGCAAAATAATGAAACACTACAAAATATAGAGGACTCAGAGGCGGGATAATGACAAAACAAGACATCAGTGACATATTAATGGAGTTAAGCGTTCTAAAAAACGATATGTATCACTTTAGACAAGACATGGAACGTAGGGTTTCACGACTTGAAAGAATAGTTATTTCCATAACCGCCTTTTATGTAATAAGTTCATTTGGGGTAATCTTCAACACTATAGTGCTGTGAAGTTCTTGATGGGGGGTTAGTAAATGTTTGACCCTATAAGTATAAGTGCAAGTCTTACTGTTGCTAGTACGGCTTTTCAAGGCTTAAAAAGGGCATTTCACGCAGGTAGAGAATTAGAAGCTATGTCGCAAGACCTGTCAAGATGGATGGGTGCTGTTTCCGATATTGATAACGCCCACAAGTCAGCAAAAAACCCATCGTTGTTTAGAAAGGTTATGAATGGCAAAAGTATTGAACAAGAAGCCATAGAAGCTTTCACCGCAAAGACCCAGTTAGAACAACAAAGAAATGACCTACGCACGTTCATTCAATACAGTCACGGACAGTCTAAATGGGATGAATTACTGCGAATGGAGGGGGATATTCGCAAGAGAAGACAAAAGGAGGTTTACGATAAACAAAAATTTAGGGAAAAGGTTATCACTATTGTTGCACTCATTGTCGTTCTTAGTGTTGGTATCGGTATACTTGGTCTTTTCATTTTCTCACTCATGGGGTTGGACAGGGGTTGGTGGGTATCAGACTAGAGATAAATGTGTTAGAAAAGAAGGTGGAAAAGAAACATTTGAATGGCTTTGTACTGATGGGAAAGTGATATATTTAGCACAGTCGGACAATATAAAGAACTGTTATACTTGTTTTCTAAAAAAGTTTAGCGAATGGACATGGGAACAGGAAAAAAGAAAAGGGATTAGAGAAGACCCAAAGTATGTAACGTGTAGGAGATATAAAAGAGTGATGGCAAAGAACGGACAGCAAGTATGTTTATACAGGGGTGCAAACAATACCTATACGCTAGTCGTTGAGGGTCANTGTCCAGTAGAGTTTAATTGTCGCTATGACCCAAACGGAGAACCGCCCAATATAGATAGNGTTGTAGATTCACTAAATAAGAGTTTTAAAAAATGACACAAAAAAAATTAGAAAAAGATTCAAAATATAACGAAATGGACGCTAACAAAGATGGTGTGATTTCCGATATTGAAATTGATAGTTGGCAACAAGCCGAAGAAGTCAAAAGAATAAACAGAAAACAGCGACATCAAAGAAACATGGCTTGGGTAGCTTTAGGGTCTATGTTGGTATTCACAATAATAATGTTTACNCCCTTAATACCNGACTCACGAATAAAACTACTAACAGACCTATCAAATCTCTTTTATTTGGCACAAGCAGGGATTGTTGGGGCTTTTATGGGGTTTTCGGTCTTAGATAGAACAGGGGGTAAAAAATGAGTTTATTAGCGTCACTTGTTGAACC